ATCAAATTCAATCGATTCAAAATCATCAACCATAGATAGGATAATTTTTTTGAAATCTAGGATTCCGTTCCTTTCGTTGGTCTTTACAAGATCAGTTTGTGCAGCATCACCGCAGAAAATAATCTTTGTGTTTTCACCAACTCTTGTTATTATACTATCTAATTCATGAAAATTCAAGTTCTGCATTTCATCCACTAATATAATGCAATTATCCATCGTTGTACCACGAATGAATGAAGTAGACCAGAACCCAACTGTCTCTTGAGTTTTGAGTGCACCATAAAGCATCTCAAAATCCTGATCAGAAGGCATCTCGAACATATACTTAACCATATTCTTATATGGAATCTGATATAAGAATGACTTGTCCTCGTGATCACCTGGTAAGAATCCAATCTCTCTTGTGGATACAAGAGAACGAACTACATATACCTTTTCATATGGAGTAATCTCATTTAATACATCTCGAAGAGCAAGATATAATGCTACAAATGTTTTACCAGTACCTGCTGCACCATAGGCAAAAATGTTTTTACCATTTTCATATGCTTCAAAGAACCTTTCTTGATTCTTTGTTAATGGTTTTATATCAACCATCGCATCAGTATTAATTGGTTTCTTTCTTTTTAGTTGTTTGGCACTCATGCTACCAATCCCCGAAGAGTTTCCGTTTCCGTTTCTTTTTTTAGCTGGCATTAGAATGAATAATCTCTATTTTTACGAACATTTGAACCTGGTTGCTTTGATGCTCTATCTAACACCTCATTCCAACCACTAGATTTTGCTTCTCCTGTCCATCTAAACTCTCTTGATTGGCTGGCACAACCTTCAGACCAATCTTTATCCCATTCTGGATTATCTTTTCTCCACTGATCATAAGCAGCCATAGTCATGGAGAGTTCTTTCTTCTCTTTTGTCTCTTTATGTATTACTGGGTATGTGGGCATAAGTTTTTTAAGTTTTGTAAAGTTATTTAGTCCCATTCAAGGGCTTCGGACACAGAGGGGAACTGTTCGGTAAACACCTTTCGGCATGCCTCTGCGATAACCATGTGTTCTTTTTGTGTTCCGTGTGCTGATCTTAGATTGATATAATGAATCCAAGAACGACAAGAACCTGTCATATAGATCTTTGTAGGAGTACAAAGTGGTAATACCATTCTAGCACATTCTTTTGCCACTCCTTCTTCAATCATCTGATTATATAATGCTTGTGAAGAACTAAACAGAGTAATCATCTGACGATTCAATTTATCGACAACCTTATCATCGAGATCATCTATACTGTTCTGACGATTCTTTGTGTCTTGTCTACGCAACTCTGGTAATTCAATCTCACCTAATTGATTACTCTTTGCATATCGTTGAGAAAATTCTTGGAACGTAAAACTACGATGCCTGAGAATCTGTGCTGCGATTGCACGAGTTGTTTCAATCTCAAGTGTCATCGAGGATTGTTCGAATACTGACCAGTGGTTGTGCTTGATACAGTACTTTAACAATCCTGCGTAATTTGGATTGTCTTGATTGTCTGGATTAGACACTCTGGCAATATGTGCCATCGTTTTCTCTGCATCAGGTGTAATGCTTATTAGATTGACGGTCATGATCTAGCCGTCATCATCTTCGAATACTTCGTCATAGTCCTGTATACCTCTTTTAATTTCTTCATAATTAGAATGATCTAAGTAACTCGTAGCATCAGCATAAACTTCTGATTTGAGAGACTCAAGAACGTTTTCTAAATCGTGAATGATTGCTTTTAGTTTTGCCTTCTCCATAATAGAGTTTAGTTTTATATATTATAGCATAAAAAAGAAGGGGATCAACCCCTTCGTTTTATTTTCCATATAGAAATTGAATTTCAGCGTTTATGATTGTGAGAAAGATAGCAGATGCTACCAATATCTCTAGAGTTTCAATCATTTAACACTTGTAAGTTCTTTCTTTTGACTTACACCACGGTAAGTTAGATCGACCTTCTTTGTTTGCTGTCCTCTATTTCTATCGGTGTCATACACGACACCACGGTATGTGACTTTTGCCATTTGGTTTCTCCTAAAGTAGTTGGAAATTTACACCTTTAACTCTTTCGAGTGATCCGTGTTCCCGTTCCTTCAGTCGGCTTTTGCGTCCTCAAAACATACTGGATCAGTATGTGCAATAATTACTCTAGTCATCTCTAACCTGTTAGGGTCAAAAGGTCTAACTAAAGACAGCAACTCATTGGCATCTGCACAATTAAGTGGAGAACCGAGTAATACTAATTTCATTAAAATGTTATACATGAGGATGAACGAACCCGTTCCGAGTCGGCTTACTTGCGTCCAATGATAAAAGTATCACAATCACCTGACACCTTAGTTCTCAAGTAATCTATAAGATACTCGTGAGCATCAGAGTTAAGATTCTTATCACTAAGTATCTCAATTCTGTTGCGGTTCCAATCTGCACATGACATTTCCCAGTGGGAAGCGTTGTGTTCAGTTAGAAGTGATGCCAGTAGTGTGAATTCTATCATCGGATGAACGACATGTGTTTATATTAACACATTCACATTATATAGGCAAGCAGTTATGTATTTTATGTTACATTTTTATATTATTTTAATGGTCTACCGTGCTTATCAACTAAACCAAGTTTTTTTATATGCGAAAAATTGGATTTTTCTTTTTTCTTAATTTTTTTATACTCCTTCATAATCTTATTTACTTCTGAATTCTTAATCTTAACCTTGAATTCTTTCTCATCCTCCTTTTGGACAAAACCAAGACCAGACTTCTCAACCACTTCTTTTTGATCAACATAATCGTTTATTGTACTCTGGATTTCATCCCGAATAACTTGATTAATTTGATCTCTTAATAAGTCATCAGAGTTCATTTTCTTTTAGCCTTCTTTTTAGGTGCAGTTGTTTTAGTTTGTCCATCATAAGTTCTTGGATGAACCACACCTTGAGTCCATGCAATTCCTTTGACATTTTTATACTTATCATAGTAAGCATCAAAGACATCTACAAATGCAGATGCCCTCACAATATCATGCTTCAGTTCTTCTTTGTGATTGTAACTAACCACAAAAGAATCTGATGGTAATTTTTTGTCACTTGCTTTATCGAAAGTACATTTCTCAAATAGCAATTTAATTTTTTCATCGGACATTAGCTTCGATTCCCCCATACAATATCAGGATATGCTTCAGAAACATTTTCTTTTGTTATCTTATACTTATCATATAATTTCTTGTCTTTGACAAGACATAAAATCTCTGCGTCAAGTGGATGAAGACCCTCAAGAATTTGAATGAACATAGTCTCTCTGCGAAGACCATTCAATTTATCATTACCACCTTTCACAAAGTTATACAACTTTGTCCACTCTCTACGAAGGTTGTAAAACCTTTATTGGCATTTACAGTATTATTAAACTGCATTGTAGAGGTCTGTTGTCCTATTTTGGTAGACAAAGTACCGCTACTGTTTTGTTCATCTTTTAAACTTGAATATGGGACTTCACCTGGTGGAAGTAGAGAAATAGAACTATCATCATAATTCCAAATAAAGATTGCCTTTATAGAATTGTGTTCATACTTTCTTAGTACTTCCACTTTTTTTGCATTTGATCTCTGTTTTGATGCGAGAGACAAAACTTCAAATGTAAATGGATTGGGTGGTAGATCCACTATTGGTTGAGGAGTAGCAGCTTTCCTTGTTTGGATTGCCTCTGCTTTTTTAGATGTCTTCCTCGGTTTCCTCGTTGTTGTCATTTTCGAACCTCACTGCGACGATTTCGTCTGGGATAATGTTTCCATTTGCATCATACATTTCTGGATGATTGTAAATGTTTTGTGGTGTAGTTTCATAAGAATGTTGTCTTGCGACCCATCCTATCACAATTCCAACCGTTAATGCAAGAAATGACATTACTGTTGAAAGAGTTAGTGTTACTACTAAAGTTTCCATGAGACTTCTCCACTTTTAAATTTTTTTGTTTTTGATGGTAAAAGAA